GAGTCATATTTTCAAATAATGCTGCGCGAATATTACCGCCAAGGTTTGGTTGCATTAATCTTTCGCCACGATCGGTTAAGACAAGATTCTTTAATGATTCTTTAACGGCATCTTCATTTTTAAATAATGCCAAATCATTTGATAAAGGACTTACGCTTAAATCCTTTTTAAAATCTGAATAGATTTCAATCTTTTTAGTTTTGGCTGTGACTAATGAAACTGTCATCTATTACGTCTCCAACTTTCGTATGTGCTGCGAGTTGATCGTGGCCAAGTTACAAACACGCCTTTTGGTCTTTTGCTTTCATATCCTGCAATAATGCCACCTATGTCAACGTGAACAAATCCTTTATTAGGATAAAATCCTGCGGCGTGCCAACCTGCTTCTCTCGCCATTTCCACAAATTCAAATTGTCGCTGTAAACTACCAGAACCGCTAAATGTTACGTCAAACGCAACACCTTTCATATGTAATGATTTTGATTTGCCCCCAACGCTTTTGTTATATTTTGGGCTACGATAGGCACTAATGATTGTTAACGTGGATCCCCACGATTCTGCCAATCTCATTAATTTAACTTTTGCCTGCATAGGTACGTACCGATCTGACCAAGCATCTCTGCCCATTTTTGTTGCAATGTTTGAACCAGGATTGATATAAAGGTTATTTACTGGCCCAGCTAATAATTGTTCCCACGTAGGTATACCATCAATTTCTTGATTTGTCAATGGCTCAGTTTCAATAACTGTTGGCGGACCACCGTTATTATCTGATTCAGTTGACGAATCGCGCGAAGCTTGCCTACAACGCTCCGCCATATTATTTATCCCTTCTTTACGGGCTTCATCCGAAACACGATTTGCACCAGCTTTAACAGCTTCTGCCGTTGCTTGTGCCGATGCCTTTTTTGTTTGTTCCGCAGAATCTTTAAAGTTATCCATGATTTGCTGAAGGCGTTCTTTAACTCCGTCAATTAGACCTTCAACACTAACTGCAAATCCACACATACGATATACTAAAAGTTCAACAGCTTTAAGCGATGGGTTGGCAAAACGCTCAACCGCATAGTCAATTAATCCTTCTACCTTTTTCAAAAAAGTATCTCGATTTTCATCGTTAAGAATTTCTTTAACTCTATCAATTTCAGCTCTGATCTTTTGTCTAACCGAATCACTAATTTCTTTTACTCGGGTTTCAAGATCGGAAATCAAAGTATCAAGTGAAAAGTTTTCAACCGCGTCAACAACCGTGCGCCATTTTTCTTTAATAGCGTCAACAATCTTTTTCTTAATTGCTTCAATCAATGCCTTAACTTTAATCTTTTCAAATGCCGCCTTTGCGAGATCTTTTAGATTTTTTAATTTATTAATTGCCGCTAACGCCGAACTAATCAGATCGCCGATTTTACCTATCATATCAAACAACGCCATAGCAACGCCATAAATGCTTCCTATTGCGCCACAAAAGCCACCCATAATACTATCAATCCAACTACCGTTGTAAAAATCATTTAGGTTTCGTAATAATTTTTGACGGTCAGAATTTTGTGCTTGTCCAATTGATGTTGGATTATACAAATAATCTTCCATGAATTGCGCGCACTCAATACCTGTAATTGGTTTACCTAATAATAAACGGTCATTTAATTTTGGATAAGATTCCGTAAATTGACCACGAAGAAAGGTATTTAAATTATTAGTCAAATCGTTTACAACTGTATTCCCATATCTTCTTATAAGAACTTCATACGAATTAGTGTCTAAATTTTCAACAAGACTTGCTGCGTATTGTTCCTCCAAAAATGGAATAGAATCAATTGTAAAACTACCGTTCTGATCTGTGAGGACCAATTGCGATGCCGCAGAAACAGTAGTAATATTTCTTTCAATATTTGAACTGTTATCAATATCGCATGGATTGCATTCGTTCTTACTCAAAATCCAGTACCTCCTTCATTTAAGCGTTGTGCAACTTTTTCCGCGCCTTCTTCATCACGATATAAAGTATTAACACCAGATTCAGGCTGAGCCCTTATTCCTGTATTTCTATCAATAATCATCCAATATTTTTCGCCTGTTGAAAATGCTCCTTCACTCACATAATATTGAAGTTCTGTTTCAGGCGGTGCATCATCACTATGGTCAATTGCTCCTATACCATCTTCATATAATGGAGGGCGATCCGGGAAATTAGGAGGCGTTGAATATGCGACAGGTTCTGGTAATTGAGGTATACCTCTTTCCTGATCTACGCCAGGTTGGAATAAAGCCGTTGGAATATAAATGGCAGGCGCCGCACTGAATGCTCCTGAAGGTGAGATTGCTAATCCATTTGCCATGCTTACAAAATCATCAATATTTACAGCATTACCTCTGATGTTTGTTTGAACACCACCGCCAACTCTTGTAATTGCGCCTTTAATGTTTACATCCGCGGTTCCTTCAACACGTGTTGTTGCGCCACTAACGTCCATTGTAGCAGTACCTGAAATTCGAGTTGATGGACTACTTAAATCAAGTGTTACACCAGAATCAATATTAGTAAATCCTGCGGATTTCATATGTAAGCCTAAGAGTGTTTTGATATAACCTGTACCGCCATCAACAGCCCAGTTAATAGCAGCCTTATCCCAAATCATATCAGATTTTCTCGACATGGTATCTTTTGATTCCATAATCATATTTTCTTCGGCCATCATACTTAAGTCGTTTGCGTTTGCATGAATCTTTACTGATGCCGCTCTAATATTTGCAGTCGTTGCTGCATTAATACTTGATTCTCCACCAACCGACATGATGTGATCGCCGTGGACCAAATGAGTTAGGTTACCCATAATCTCTTCGGTTTTATTTCCTTCAACCTTTACGTAAGCATTTCCTTTGATAACAACATTAGATGTTCCGCCAACATATACATATTGATTCTCATCGTTTATTTCAAACTTATCGTGAATTGATTTATGTTTCGTTGTTCCGCGCTCACCCATTTCAACATAAGACCCTGAACGGTGGTGAATAGTAATACGTTCAGCCCCATCAGAATCGTCAATCTCAATACGATGCTTTGCCGTTTCAATTGTTCGGTTAAATGGATACTGTGGGCGTGCATACGGTCCTGGCTCGCTCCAAGTATCTGTACCTGCAGCACCTTGAACATCTCGAACTCTTAATTGATCCATTTCGCCAACAAACGTTTCATCTAAATATTCACCGCGGTGTGTTTTACTGTTACGCGGTTGTCCAAACTCATTAGGACCCATTTGATTTTCGCAACTGCTTGTTGGATATGCGCCATAACCGTCTTTTTCAGGTTCAGGAACTTTTGTTGTGTTTGTAGGAATTAATCCAAGTACCATTGGAGTTTGTGCTTCACGCCCATCAAGAAATACTCCAAATACCCAATCGTTTAAATGTAAATGGAAATTTGGATCATAATTACCCCAACACACAATAGCCCAAGGAAGACTTTCTGTTGGAATCTGATCTATCGTACCATGAATATTAAACGCACGTACTTTTACTCGTCCTTCTTTGCGAGGATCTACAATTTCTTCAATCACACCAATAAAGAATAATGGGTTAACTAATCCTGACCCTGTCATCATTGTTGAACATCCTCTATATCTTGCTCTAAATCAGTACCACTCCAATTCAGTTTCTTAATCTTTGCCGCCGTTGTTAATTGCCCATCAACAAACGCGTGAGTTGTATCAGTAACAACATAACGACCGTTTAATTGTGGATTTAATTCTCCACCTGATTGAGTGCTGCCCATTTGAATATTTAAGTCAATAATTTTTCCTGGTAAAATATCAGCACGTCCTTTTGTTTCAATACTTAGGATAACATCATTCAAATGGCGGTGATATGCAATGCGGTTTTGTGCAATTGTTGAAAAGAATGTTTCGCCTTTAATACTTCCTGGAATATCTCCAATACTTGCATAGTCTTTAAATAAAATCATATCTAAAGAATTTTCCGGTGTAAACGTATCTTTAATAAATTGTTCGCTATGCGGTGAGTTTTCAGGCTTAACAATTTCGCCATCTGAATCTATAAACTTAGTATCATTTAAATAATCGTAAGTTGAGGTTGTCATAACACCTTTTACCAAATCAAGCTCAACCACGCGATTGTAATATGCACCTGAATATAAATGGTCGGCGGTATTACTACCACGGCTAACAATAACCATTTTATCAATTCTTTTCAAAGCAAGCTCAGGATCGGTTCCTTGCTCGGTTTCAAGCGCATAGAATAAATTTAATTTATCGTCTTTGCTTTGTTTGAAAAAATATTCGTCAGTGACAAAAAAGAATCCATCTAAACGTTCAAAGAATCTAAAAGTTTGCGAAGGAGTATTTGAATTATAAGAGCGTGCTGCCATAAAATTCATTGCGGCAGTTGGTTCATAATTTGGTATGATGAAATCAACAACACCTTCAGTATCCTGAACAATAAATGATTTGCCAGGATCATTAATTAAATCGTATTTTTTCGCATTATATGGAAGGCCTTCTGAATCGCCTTTGTTTGCCTTTCCAAAATAATCATTAAAGAAAAACGCTGCACCTTCGGAGATCTTTCCTTGCCAAGGCGCGGTTATACGTCTTTTGCTTGCTTCCCACGAAGTATAAGATACGCAATGGAGAGTAAATGAGGTGCCTGTCATTTGACCTGTAAAAGCTACGTTTCCGATATTATAAACAAAAAGCTTTAGACTTATTGCTTCATCCGTATCTTTTATTTTTATATTAAGTTCAAGTGTTTCTTCTGCGCGAATAGGTAATGTTTCTAAAAGATTTGAGGTATCTGTAACTTTAATTTTAACCATATAACTAAAGTCAGTGACACTCTGAACAATATGAATAGCTGTAACTAAAGGCCCAATGTCAGTCTGTGGCGAATTTGAAGGAGTGTTACCTACATCACCATTTGGAGGCAGATACGGTTTAAGTATTGCACTCTCAATAGTATATGATGGATTGGATTGATCTTCTTCGCTCATCTACTTATCTTGCTTTTAAATTCTTTTACAACAAGTGGTAAGAACCTTTTATCAATTAAAAAGATTTCTTTTTTGTTATCATTTTTTGCTTCTTCGTCTTCGTAAATACGCCAAGCTTTCCATTCATCAGGAATAATTCGTTTGATGATAATCTTTCGACCGGTTTCAGTACGCAAAATAACTCTATCTTCTGCACGAAGATAAATGGTACGGAATGATTCCGGTGCAAGTCTGATAATTTCAACAGCCATTAGTAAATAATACCTCCGCCGGTTCCATCCTCACCTGCGTCGCTTGCAGTTTCTGTAACTTCTTTACTTAAATCAACTTCAACGTCTGAGTTTTCAGAATCGTCAACAGAAATTACATTGTCTTCAAATACAGGGTCAATTTCTCTATAATAATAAATGATATTCTCATCAGATTCTTCACGAGTCCATTCAAGAATATCGTTTCCTTCTTTACCGCTTTCTTCACGGTACTTATCAATAAGATAGTTATTAAAATCTTCTGTCGCTTTTGGCCATTCGTGATAAGGATCCACGATGTTATTACTCAAATAAACAACCCAAGTATAATCAGTACTGCCATAATAGAAATTAGCAATATCCTCAGGACGTTCTCCTTCGTGGATTGTGTATGGCTGAAAGGCAAATGGGTTTGTTGTTACGCTCTTAATAAAACTATTTCTTCGAGTAATATCTCGAACTTTATATCCGTCGTAGTCAACAATTGGAAAATTTTCAAAATATTTTGTAGCCATTATGTAGATCCTCCTGATGTACCTTCGGCTGTACCTTGGCTTGGAATATTTTCTCCGTTTTCATTTTCGCCAGCTGTTGTTTCCGGTGGAGTTACCGCGTCTTCATAATCATCTGCTGTTTCAATATCAAGTTCTTGGAAACTCATCGAGAGTTCAACTGCAGCAGGTACGCCGCCTTTTGCGATTGCGGTAATACCACCACCGCCGCTATAATTTACCGAAACGTTTGAAACCATACAAGTTTTAAATTTCATAAAGTGTTCTTGATTAACGCCAAGCAAATACATATCAACAGTGCTTGGGAAATTCAAAAGAACGCGAGGAATTCCGACAAATTCTTCAGTTGAAGGTAATGTGTTTCTTTTAATAGTACGAACAATATTACGAATCATTTCTGAATCTTGTTTATTACTCGGAAACAATTGCCAACTAAATGAATGGCTTTTTAAACCTACACCTTCAAACGTCAAAGTTTCTCGAGGGTTAACAACTTGGCCGAGTGCGGCATTAAGAGTACTAATTGCAGTACCACCCATTCCAGGAATGTTATGGATTTGGCTTCTTAACAAATAAGCAAGTCCTGCTGTCCCGCCACCACCTCTTGCATCTACAACACTGTTTAAAAAATTGCCTGCGTCTTCAAACATTTGTTTACCATCAGCACCAGTTAAGTATGAGCCAATACCTTTTGTGGCATTAAATATATCTCCACCAATGTCAGCTAAACCTGATCCCAAATCACTGAGGCTTCCTTGTCCTTTTAAAAACGATTCTATTTTAGGATTTGATAATGCACCTTCAACCAAAGCATTGCGTTCAAATGAGGCGAGACGAATATCGTTTGAATCTGTAAGCTGTTTAGGGAAAGGCAATTGAATACCTACAGAACCATTCAACTCAATCTGCCGGCCTGTTGCGCGCCCTTTTGTGGGTTCTGACAATAACTCGCGGCGTGAATCAGCCCATTTTTTATATTCGTATTTTTTAAAGATAAGCAGAATCGAGTGCGGCGTTTCCTTTGTTGGAAAGACCAGCAAGTCGCTACTTTTACCACGTATTGACTTGCGGCGAGCAGCTTCAACCGAATTCTTGCTTACATTGGTGTTCTCAGCCATTAAAGCCTACCTTTTTTATATAAATATCTCTATGGATTATTTATACTGTAATAGTGGAGTGAAAGTTGGCGCATAGTGGTAGATTTCGTCCGAAAAACCCACAAAAGTACAAAGGGGACCCAACTCGGATTATTTATCGCTCTTGGTGGGAAATGAGAGTATTCCGAGATATGGATATTCATCCTGATGTATTATGGTGGCAATCAGAAGAAGTGATCGTGCCTTATGTATCGCCAATTGATGGACGCCGACACCGATATTTTCCTGACGTTATTGCACACGTAAAAACTAAGGATAATAAACGGAAAACTATTATGATTGAAATTAAACCGAAGGCTCAGACAAGGCCTCCAGATGTAAAGAATAAAAATACGGTAAAAGGTCGACTATCAAGGCGATATCTGAATGAGGTTCGTACTTGGGGAATAAATGAAGCGAAATGGAAAGCCGCTAAAAATTATTGTGCGGATCGTGGATGGGAATTTCAGATTTGGACAGAAGACCATATACCGGGAGCGAAATAAATGGTAGCAAAAGTATTTGATGATATATTGCTGAAAGGTATCCGATCTGGTGAAGCGCCAGGTCGTACAGCAGCAAGTCGTGAATGGTATCGGAATCAAGCTGCAAAGATTAAAAAAGGTAGAGTTACCGAAGCTCAATTAACAAGTGATAGAAACCGTCGTCGTGAAGAACAGGCAAATGGCAATATGTATTTCTTTGGATACGATGCAAAGCATAAAGGTAAGTTGCCATATTACGACAGGTTTCCGTTGATATTTCCAATAGGTCCAGCAAAAGGTGGATTTTATGGAATTAACTTTCATTATTTACCGCCAAGATTACGAGCACAATTAATGGATGCTTTATACGATACAGCAAACAACGATAGATTAGATTCATCAACAAAGCTACGTATATCGTATGATATTTTAAAAAGTGCATCAAAGTTTAGATTGTTTAAACCTGCTATTAAGCATTACCTTGCTCAATATGTTAGAACTCAATTTGTTTATGTGGAACCTTCTGAATGGGACATTGCGTTGTTTTTACCGACTGCTGACTTTGTTGGCGCAAGTAAGAATAAAGTTTATTCAGACTCAAGAAAGATTATAAGCGGATAAGAATATGTCATTTAATATTAATGAATTTAAATCACAAATGAATCGCTTCGGCGGTCCTGCTCGAACGAGTTTATTTCAAGTTCAATTTGTTGGTACACCAATTTTATTCGGCACAAATGCACGAGAGCGAGACCTAACATTCTTTTGCTCAAACGCACAAATACCAGGTATGACCGCGACAACTTCGGACTATTTGTCAGTTGGCGGAAGACCAAAAACATTTGTAACTGGTATGAATAACGAACCTGCAAGCTGTGTCTTTATGCTAGATTCTGACCATCAGATTCAAAGATTTTTACATGGATGGTTTCAGAAAGTTGTTAATTACAGTACAGCAGGTGGTAATCTATCAGAAGTTAATGGAATGCTACCGTATGAAGTTGGCTTTAAAGATGAATATACTTGCCGCATGATTATTCGTCATTATAGTACATATCAACCAAATCAAAATTTTCTTGAAAGACTTTTTGATCCATATTATTATGAAGTAATACTTGATAACGCATTTCCAACGACAATATCTCCAACAGATTTAAGTTGGTCTAATAGCGATTCGGCGGCAGTTATGGCAGTATCTTTTGCTTATGATAACATTTATTATGATGGTGAACGAGTTGGTGTCCCATCTAATAGATTATCACGTGGCTATGGTTTGCTTGATTTACTTACAACCGTCGGACAAATTAATCAGCTCGTGGATATTGGGTTTAGACCACAAGGTATCCAAGATGCAATAAATAAACTAAATCGTTTTAATAATACGGTGAATACTATAGGATTATAATGGAGAATTGAATATGGGCGCACCCTTACCAAAAATTGACTTGCCTATTTACGAGATGCTTCTTCCATCAACAAAAGAAAAAATCAAGTATCGTCCTTTTACTGTAAAGGAAGAAAAGATTTTGTTGGTGGCACAAGAATCTGGTGAACCTGAGCAGCAAATCGTTGCGGTTAAACAAATTGTGAATAACTGTTTGATTGACCGAGACGTTTCAGAATTTGCAATGTTTGACCTTGAATTTGTAATGTTAGCATTGCGTTCAAGATCGGTGGATAATAAAATTCCAATCAAGATTCAAGACGAAGAGACAGGTGAAAAGGTTGAATTAGAATTAGATCTTGAAATGGTTGAATTGGAAACTCACGATGAACACACAAATCGTGTACCAATTAATGAAAACTATACATTGTTTTTAAAATATCCAACCATTGACGAATTCATTCAAATTGCTACGTCTGATCCGAACGATCCTCTAACAAGTTATTTTATTTTGATTTCTTGTTTAGATAAGGTTGCTTCTGACGATGAGGTATTTGAATTTAAAGATTATAAACGAGAAGAAGTTGATAAGTTTATGGAAGATGTATCATCTGACGTTGTCCGAGGAATTGAAAAGTTCTTTGATACAATGCCAGCAATGAAATACGAAATTCCATATGCATTGAAAGATGGCACAGAAAAAACATTTAAGGTAGCAGGCATAAACGCTTTTTTTTCCTGATGCTGTGTCATATTAATCTAAAAGATTACTATAGAATAATTTTCGCCATGGCACAGCACCATAAATACTCTATAACGGAGATTGAAAATATGTTGCCGTACGAAAGAGATCTATATTTTGGTATGTTGACTGAACACTTAGAAAAACAACAGGATAGGTAAGGCAAATGGCATTATCGGCAGAAACCAAAGCAATCATTGAAACACTTAAAGCAGAAGGTGTTGCATTAAGAGAAGGTAACAATACCAACTCTATTGGGACAATGAATGTAAAATTAGATCGCCTCAGCGGGGTCTTGGAATCTGTCGCAAAAAGCCTTCAAGCACAAACTAGTGTTCTTGTTGATTCTGCCGCACAAGAAAAAGCTGCGCGTGAAAAGGCTGCATTGCAAGCAGAATTAGAATCAGTCAAAAAGAAAAAGAAAGAAGATGAAAAGAAAACCGAAAAGGTTGATCTTGCAAAGGAAATCAGATCTGCAATTCCAAATATGCTTAAAGGACTTCAGCGTACTTTAGGTAATTTCTTAATTGGTGGTATTGGTGCTCTTGCATTAGGTGGTTTCGTTACAGGTATTGCCGATAATTTAACAGGTGGTGGATTTTCTAAATTCATTAATGATTTTATCGGTGGAGACTGGGAACAGATTCGCACAAGCTTAGCTGAAGGCGGTTACAATTTCTCGGACGGCATTAACAAAATGCTAACCTTTACTACAAGATTAGCACCAGGCGGTGATTTAAACGAAAAGATTACAAGCTTTATTGATGCAATTGCTCCTGTCACTGCGTGGTTAATTGAAAATCCTTTATTAGGACTAGGCGCTGTATTAGCAGGTGGTGCGGCATTAAAATTTGCTATGAAAGCATTAACTCGTAATTTAAGAAGAACAGCAGTAAAACTGGCGGTTGGTGGTCTTGCTGCATTATCTACTGGGTTATTAGGAAAACCACCTAAAGCGGATGTTGATGTTGATGGTGCAAAAGCCAAAGCAGACGCTGCAAAAGCACAAGCCGAAGCAGACGCTGCAAAAGCAAAGGCAGATGCAGAAGCTGCAAAAGCAAAAGCAGATGCCGAAGCAAAGTTAAGAAAAGGACAAAAGTTAACTCCTGACCAATTAGATGCTCTTGCCGGCCGTGGTAAATATGCGACTGCCGTGGCACCAGGAGTAAAAGCAACTGCACCTGAGGTTATGTCTGAATCTCCAAAGAAAGCTAATTTTGCATTTACCGGTGACGATGGCACAAAATACGTTACTACACAAGACGGTGCAATTAAAAGAGCTGATAGCTCACAAGGTAGATTTATTTCTAATATGTCAGGTAATCTTGTTGATCTTGATAAATCACCTACTGTGGCTACTAAACCGCCTGTGGAACCAATGAAACCTGGTGACCTTGGTAAAAAATTAGCAGCGGAAAATAAAGGAAAGGTTGCTAAGTTAATTGCAAAGAAAATGGTTGGTGTTGCAGTTAAAGCTGTGCCTGTTTTGGGTGCCGCGGTCGGTGCTTGGTTTGCTGCTGTAAGTTTAGCAAAAGGTGATATCACATCAGCAGGATTAGAAGGCGGTTCAATTTTCCTACCATCACTATCAGGTGTACCTGTTGATATTATGGCAGTTGCCACAAGTACTTTCTTTGATACGTATGGTATGTCATACAATCCTGCAGATCCTGAGCACCGCGAGATGATGAAAGATATTCTCGAGCAAGTGGAACAGGCATTTGAAGATTGGAAGAATAAGAAAGATTTAGATGCACAAACAGCGTACGAAGAAGGTGACTCAATGACTCGTGCGGAAATGAATGCTCGTGCTGAACGTGCTATAATGGGTTATAATGAAATGAATGGATCTTATCTTGGTATCACACCTGGCATGGCAACTGGCCTTGGCGGTGTTACAACAAGAACTGCGCCTGCAGGATTCTTTGGTGGATTCCCATCAGCTGACGAAAATGCAGATTTCTTTGAACAAATGAAGCAAGGTCAATATTATGCAGGTTCTGCAGCAAACTTAGCAATGCACGAGCAACTTGCGGCGAAAGGTGGTGGCGGCGGTGGAACCTATAACGATAATCGCGTTACAAATAATGTAGTACAAGGCGGGGATACGGTTCAAAACAGTAGCGATGCTGCTGTTATACAATACGGCGGAGAAGGAAGTGGAACAAGACCCGGGATGGGTAGTGTTAATGTTCCCGGGTCTGTCCAGTAATATTATTTGTCGCCTTTATCAGAAACGAATGAATACATTTCTTTGGCTTTTGCCATCATATCTTCAACAGAATACATTTCTGTAACTTTTTGAAATTCTTCCATTTGCATCTTACCTTGCTCCATCATTTTTTCAGCAAATGACACGTTCATGTGATATTGCTGATCCATATACTCTTTTGCAAGTTGTAACATTTCTGAACGAATTTCGAATGGGTTTTTATT